GATGAAAGTAGCACAATTATTAGGTTCATGTTCTTTGATTGTGTTACGATATAAGGCAACTTAGATACGGGAGAGCCGGGATGAGCAAGGTAAAAATTGGCGAGTTGATCAATGCGCTTGTGAATGAGGTAGAAGCAATTGATGCCTCGGACCGCCCACAAGGCGATAAAACGAAGAGAATTAAAGCCGCCGCCGCACGGTACAAGAACGCGTTATTTAATGATAAAAGAAAATTCCGTGGAAAAGGTCTGCAAAAAAGAATAACCGCAAATACTTTTAACGCTTATATGAGCAGGGCAAGAAAGCGCTTTGATGATAAGTTGCATCATAGCTTTGATAAAAATATTCATAAATTATCTGAAAAGTATCCGCTCTATAGTGAAGAATTATCTTCATGGTTGTCTATGCCTACGGCTAATATTCGACAGAATATGTCAGCACTACAATCTAAATTAAAATCAATAATGCCTCTTGCCGAAGAGTTATCAAATATAAAATTAGGTGTTAAAGGCAGTGATGCAAAATTAGCAAAGCTAACGAAGAAATATCCAGATTGGAGTTTTGCTATTAGTGATTTATGCAGTGATGATTGGAAGGAAAGACGCGACTACCTTTATAAGTTGTTCCAACAAGGCTCTTCATTGTTAGAAGATCTTCATCATCTCAAGGTCAACCACGAGGTTCTGTACCATCTTCAGCTTAGCCCTGCGGAACGTACATCTATACAACAGCGATGGGCCGATGTTCTGCGCGAGAAGAAGCGCAGTGTTGTAGTTATTGACTACCCAAAATACATGCAGTCAATTTATGATATTTTGAATAGTCCTGCGACATTATTTAGTTTAAACACTCGTTCAGGAATGGCTCCCTTGGCCTTTGCTCTGGCTGCTGTATCGGGGCGACGAATGATTGAGATCATGTTTCAGGGTGAATTTTCCGTTTCAGGAAAATATACCGTTAATTTTTCAGGGCAAGCCAAAAAACGCTCTGAAGATAAAAACGTAACCAGAACGATTTATACTTTATGCGAAGCCAAATTATTCGTTGAACTATTAACGGAATTACGTTCTTGCTCTGCTGCATCTGACTTCGATGAAGTTATTCAGGGATATGGTAAGGATGATACAAGGTCCGAGAATGGTAGAATAAACGCTATTTTAGCCAAGGCATTTAATCCTTGGGTTAAAACATTCTTTGGCGATGAGCGCCGTGTTTATAAAGATAGCCGCGCTATTTACGCCCGTATCGCGTATGAGATGTTCTTTCGCGTCGATCCACGGTGGAAAAACGTGGACGAGGACGTTTTCTTCATGGAGATTCTCGGACACGACGACGAGAACACCCAGCTGCACTATAAGCAGTTCAAGCTGGCCAACTTCTCCAGAACCTGGCGACCGGATGTTGGAGACGAAAACACCCGGCTGGTGGCCCTCCAGAAACTGGACGACGAAATGCCAGGCTTTGCCAGAGGTGACGCCGGTGTCCGCCTCCATGAAACCGTCAAGCAGCTGGTGGAGCAGGACCCATCTGCAAAAATAACCAACAGCACTCTCCGGGCCTTCAAATTTAGCCCGACGATGATTAGCCGGTACCTGGAATTTGCCGCTGATGCATTGGGGCAGTTCGTTGGTGAGAATGGCCAGTGGCAGCTAAAGGTTGAGACGCCTGCAATCGTCCTGCCTGATGAAGATGCCGTTGAGGCCATCGACGAACCGGATGATGAACCACAGGACGACGAGCTGGACGACGATGAGATTGAGGTAGATGAGGATGGTGCCGAAGAGCATACCGAAGACAAAGAGCCAGAAGAACATCAGCAGGCTGCTTTAAAACCGGTCTTCAAACCTGCAAAAAACAACGGAGACGGAACGTACCAGATCGAGTTTGAGTACGATGGGAAGCACTATGCCTGGTCCGGCCCAGCCGATAGCCCTATGGCAGCTATGCGATCTGCATGGGAAACCTACCACAGCTGAAAGAAAAGCCACCGGTGCGAATCGGTGGCTTTTTTATGGTGGCCCGTCCCTACCCGTCTCCTGCAAAAAACGGAAGGATTAGGCGGAAACCGCAGCTGCAACAGCAGACATCGCCGTCCCGACTGTAGGGACTTCCCCGCGTATAGCGGGGCTTAAATTCGGGCTGGCCAACCCTATTTTTCGGTAATTGCTGACGAGGTTAGTTTGGTGGAAAGCGTCTCCAGCTTCTCGATGGCCAGCTCAAAATGTGCTGGCAGCACCTTCTCCAGTTCCGTATCAATATCGGTGATCGGCAACTCCCCGCACGACATACTCCGGCGACCGCCACGAACTACATCGCGCAGCAGCTCCCGTTCGTAAACTCACATGTTACCCAGGGCCGTTTCTGCGGCAGTTAATATCCGGCGCAGCTCGGCGATGATTGCCGGGAGATCATCAACAGTGATTGGGTTCGGTGATGGGTTCCTGCATGCGCGGCGCAGAGCCATCCAGACCCCACTAACCCATGCATTACGGTACTGGAAGCTTTGGGCTATATCGTTTATCAGCCCCCGCAGTTCTTCTTTTTGCCTCCAGTCCAGAGGTTCACCAGCACTCCTCGGCACTGGTTCCACAAAAGCATACTCCCCGTTCTTCCGGATAGCTGGCAGCACCTCATTCGTCACCCATTTGCGGAACCGCCAGGCGGTGGTTCCACAAAAGCATACTCCCCGTTCTTCCGGATAGCTGGCAGCACCTCATTCGTCACCCATTTGCGGAACCGCCAGGCGGTGGTTCCTTGCTTCACCGCGTCACGGCAGCGGAGGATGAGGGTATAGAGACCTGATTCCGATACAACATTTACTTCCCTGGCCATGCGATCAAGTTTTTGTGCCTCGGTTAAACCGAGGGTCAATTTTTCATCATGATCCAGCTTGCGCAATGCGTCAGAAGGGTTTGCAATATTCAATGCAGCGCAGATATCCAACGCCACGAACCACGGCTCACCCTTAATAAGAACCACCCGGACCGGGTGATTTTCCTGAAATGAAAAGACAGAGAGTGCGTTCATTTATCCTCCTCTGATTTCAGCTGCTCAGATAAGGACAAGGAGCAACCGCGAGCCTCTTGCGTAAGCTCACGCGCCAGCTGAAGGAGTTCGGCGGCCTCCTGCAAATACAGTGAAGCCTCATAGCTGGAGATAGTGCGGTGGGCAGATGAAACCAGCGCTTCCACTTGCGTCAGGCGCTCCTCAATCGACTCCAGCAGGCCCTGGGCGTTCAGCTCTATCTGGTTCATGCGATCACCTCGCTGACTGGGATACGGGCTGACAGAACGAGGACAAAACGGCTGGCGAACTGACGGCGAGCTTCTCGCTCGGATGATGCAATGGTGGAGAGGTGGTGGATATGAGATTTTTTGTCCGTGCGGACAACAGCTGCAAACTTGAATTTGAACATGGCATGCATTCCTATCTTGTATAGGGTGCTACCACCAGAGTTGAGAATCTCTATAGGGGTGGTAGCCCAGACGGGGTTCTCAACACCGGTACAAGAAGAAACCGGCCCAACCGAAGTTGGCCCCATCTGAGCCACCATAATTCAGGTATGCGCAGATTTAACACACAAAAAAACACGCTGGCGCGTGTTGTGCGCTTCTTGTAATTCGGGGTTGAGAGGCCCGGCTGTAGATTTTGCTACAGCGGGTTAACTCTACCGCCAAAACAGAGCGCACGTCAATAATTTACGTAGATACTTTACCCCGTGACCCGTCACGGGGATAGCCATTTTTATAGTTTGCTTTACTAACTGATCAGAACCTGATCAGTTATTGGAGTCCGGTAAATCATGGTTTTGTTCTCTCGCATTTCGGCGCAACGGCCAGCGCCCTTTTCCAGGCGAGGGAATAGCTATCAGCTGTTGATAAAGCGCACTCCATATCCACTGTGATCTCTTTAGGTACCAGTTGCCAACCATCTGGGGCTGCCTCCAATACAGACAACGCCAGCTTAAACGCCTCAAGCTCGATGCGGCTATTCGTATCCAAATAAGGCGGCAGATCACGCAGCCTCAATTCGTATTCCGCGATAGTTGTCTGAAGCCATTCTTTCGTTAATCTGCTATCCATCATGCTTTTATCTCACGTAATTTCTTGCCTATGTAACCTTCCAGTAAGCCATCCGTCGTCTTGTCATGCTTCAAAAACCATCTATCAGCCGTGAACTTCCCTCTTTCACGCTGGTGAATTAAATCGCCAATATCACGGAATGTTTCAGGAATGCCTTGCATGAAGATCGCAGGTAGAAACATTACAACGATGAGCAAGACCTTCATCCATACCGAAGTGAAGTACTGCGCCTCGAAAATCTGAGACTCTGGCTCAAAGTAATACTCGATTTTTGCTCCAAATCGTTGCTTGCGGTTTGGCAGCATTTTGTTGTGCATGGCCCTGCTTACGGGAATTCGAACGAACCCTTTCTCACACAGATTTTCATATTTGTAGGTCACTTTTACCCCCACTGGCCATCAGCAAATAACGCTTCGTATTCGGATACAGGTAGGTGCTGGCCCTGGATAGAAAAGTTCAACCACCCGCGAGTTTCCGGGTTGGATTTGTCTTCTTCAGTCTCTTCGTTCCAGCGCTTCTCCGCTTCGCGTGTTAGACATTCTACAGCTTTCAGGTAGTCCTCAGTTCGGTACCAGCCATAGTTGACCGAGCCGTCAGTAACCGCCCATGCAACCTTTTTTTCTTCAGCTTCAATAGCCCGAATACGGTTATTGCACAGCTCGCGACAGTACTTCAGCTGTTCATAGTCCAGAGTTTTCAAAAATTCAGCAGTCGACATGTTTCCCTCACCATATTCCAAAGCCTGTACGCGCAATAAGCTGGCAGACTCCAAGCAATAACAGAGTAATGATTACTACTTTGACTGGTGGCATTTCGCCTCCCCCCCAATATCCAGAATTTCCCGGTAAACCCACTTCCACACGCGGTAGTTGGTCGCAAAGGCTGCGCCACGAGCCTTAATGCGGCGGACCTGGGTATCTTGGTGGCAACGCTTCAGCGCCTTAATCGACCGATACCAGTGCCAAAGAACCGATAAGACACCTGTGGCCAGCAGCGTTAGCAGTAAATCAGCCATAGAACGCCTCCTGTGCGCCGTAGCCGCCCGTAGTCATTCCGGTGATGTATTCACGCAAGCTTCGCAGCTCGTGGCTGGAGAGGCGCTCCATGAACTCTGTGAGGTACAGAGAGGCAAAGGTCATCGCGATGCTGGCTGGCGACCACGTAGCCATCGTTGCCAGCTCGTCGGCGGACAGCGCCGTCAGCGCCCAGGCCTCAGGAACCGGAACCGGCAGTGTGGCCAGCGCCTCGGTTATTACTGAATGAGGGGCGTCGGAATCCTGCTCGTTTGTGGATCGCGATTTATGATCCATATATATATTGAGATCCAAATCGTGATCCACTTCGTTGGCGGTCTTCTCGGTTTTACGCGTCTGTAGGCTCATGCCGTCTTCCTGGCGTTTAGCGAGGATGTCCATCATAAATTCTGCCGACTGCTGGTCAACGAAGCGGATAGTAGGCCGCTTATCCCCATCTCTGGCGCGTCGCTTGTCGGTCTTCAGACCGAGTGAATCACAGATGTTTTTAAACAGGGCTTCCGGCACCTTCGGCTTACCTTTCGGCGTCATAAAGCCACCGATGCGCAAAACGTTGTTCAACATGTCTCGGCGTTCGGCGGTCATGAGGTTATCCCTGGCGCGTTTGAGGCGCTCCTGGGTGGCCTCGCCTGTCATTGTCTCCGGGTCGATGCCGCAGTCGATAAAGTACTGGCGTAGCGCTGTTGATTTGAGGCCATAGAAGCCGCGCATGGCCACCTCGACTACAGGCAGGCTTTTGACTTTGTAATCGACGATGCCAGGGTGTTTAGCCTGGAATGCTTCATCGGCCTGTTCGCGGGTCATTGCCGTGACGACAAAGTATTCCCACTGCCCGGCTTGTCTGAATGAGTAGGTAAAGTTGATCGCCGACTCCTCGCGGTCGTAGCGACGCGCTGTAACCTCGTCGAGCAGCATGGTTTCATAGCGCCGGACTTTATCTCGAGCGCCGTCGAAGTAGAATTTCAGGGTAACTTCGTCGACCGGGAGCTTCAGCTCGTGCTCGATGTCCCAGCGGACAAGCTTCGCCTGTTCCTCCAGGGTTAGCGCTCTTTTTTTCAGAATAGCTTCGCGTTCTGTTTCGTCCGGCGTATCGATGTTCAGGTGAAGATCCAGCGTTTGTTCCCATACGATTTCACGCGCTTCCTTACGCAGCTCCTTGCCGAGTTCGTTCGCCTGGGGGTCTCCGGCCAGCGGCGAAACTTTATAGCCGTCGCTGTGCATAATGCAGATCATGTTGCTGGCGTAATCGTTGCGCGCCGTCGCTTCGATGGCTGATGCCTTGATTTTCATCCTGGTGAAATCAGTGTTGGCCACCCCCATGGAAATTCTGTCGCCGTCAAAGACAACGTCCGTCAGTTCGCCGTTCATACCGGCAGTGGCCAGAAGTGCCTGGACGTAAGCGCGTTCGATTTTTTGAGGATCGGTTTCGCGTTTGGCGCGAACCTTATCGAAGCCGATGATAAATTCTTTCGCTGTACGGTCGCGGCGCAGCATCTGGATAGCGTCGCTGGGGACCACTTCACCGCAGAACATGCCGAAGTGGCGATCGAAGTGTTTCTGCTCGATGGATACGCCGGATGAGATTGATGGGCTGTAAATCAGGCCATCGTACTTCTTCACCATCTTCTTCGGTTTGTTGGTGAACTCTTCCACCTCTGGCTCTGGTTTGCTTTTCTGGTTTACGCACAGGAACTTTTTGTGCGGGTAATTCAGGCGCAGGGTGGCGGTAACGTCCTCGGCGAACGTAGAACTGTCGGTGGCCAGCATGATTTTTTCACCGAGCTCTACAGCCTTCATCACCTCGGACATGATGCGATCCTTTTCGGTGTAGAAGACGCGGATAGGTTCACCAGTTTCGCGGTTGCGAACGTCGACCGGCAATTCGATAACGTGGATTTGCAGCCATGCTGGAAGACCCAGCTCTTCGCGGCGCTTCATTGCCAGTTCTGCCAGGTCAACCAGCAGATCGTTGGCATCAGCATCCACCATGATCGGGTGTAATTCTGTTCTGGCCAGCGCGTCAATCAGCGTATTGAACACCGCGACCGGGTTTTCCATTGCGCGGCCTGACAGCACGGCACGGAGCCCCTGTGTGGCCTCGTCAAAACCGAAATAGTCGTGCTGGCGCATCAGTGGTTGCCAGCAGCCCTTCACGATGGAGTTTATGCAGATGGTCAACTTGCTGGCGTATGGCGCCATTTCCTGATAGCCAGGGTCCTGGTAATGCAGAATGTCGGCCTTAGCGCCTTTCCCTTCTGTCATCATTTCCCATAACCCACCGATGAGGCTCACCCTGTGTGCTACAGAAACGCCGCGTTCTGCGTTATGCATCAACGGGCGCAGCAGGCCTGTCGATTTACCAGAACCCATGCCGGCACGGACAATTACGATCCCCTGTAGCTCCTGTACGTATTTCAGAACATCTTCGGTCATGACCGATGTTTCGAACCGCTTATAGGTGATGTGCTGTGGTCGTTTGTTTGGGTCGGTAATGCGATCGCTGAATGAACGAGGGGCCTGTGCCGTGCGGCATTTTCTGTTCAGGCGACGGGCAATATGGTCTTTGACGGTGGCGCGGTAGACGTTCTCAAGCCCCATGTCCCGCAGAACGATGCAGAACATGTTGAACAGATCGGACGGGCTGTTCGGTACCGGGCATGTCAGCATGCCAATATCGACCGCGTTCAGCAGCTCTTTGGCGAATGTGCGGCGGTTATCCCGCTTAAGGGTTTTCAGCTTGTTCAGCGTCAGCGTGAGCAGGTCGGTACTGGCGTTAAGGCGGTTTGATTTGGCAAACAGCTGGCGCGAGGTTTCGCGGAGGCCGCGTAATTTATGCAGGTCGTTGAAGTCGCTGCACTCCAGCTGGGGATCATCTTCAAATGTAGGGTAAACACACTTTATTCCGTGGAACTTTGACAGAATCTCAAAGCCGGTGCGCAGACCTGTATTGCCTTTTCCTTCAGCCGACGATTTGCGGTCGTTATCCAGCGCGCAGGTGATTTTTGCTGCGGGATAGACGTTAACCAGCTGCTCGACAACGTGGATCATGTTGTTGGCTGATATTGCCACAACCACAGCGTCAAAGCGTTTTTTCGGGTCCTTCCTGGTAGCCAGCCAGACAGAAGCGCCCGTTGCGAAGCCTTCTGTTACGGCTACATTCTGCGCCCCTTTCAGGTCGCCAATAACGAAACACGTCCCGACGAAATCGCCGTTCGTGATGGCGCTGGTCTGGAATTTTCCGCCCTGGTGATCGATACGTTGCCAGCCAACAATCCGTCCGTCTTTTCTTCCGTCCAGGTGGGACAGAGGAATAGCCATATAAGTCGTTGGCCCACGGCTCCATTTTGCACTGTCGTGACTGGTCACGCGACGTATATCGCAAGCACTAAATACGTCACGAATCCCTTTTTTAACCGCATAAGGCCAGGAACCATCTTCAGCTGGCGCCTGTTCCCAGGCGCGATGGAACGCCAACCAACCGAGCAAACGTTCATGCTCTATCTGGTTGTTTTTCAAGTCATTGATGCGTTTCATCTCGACGCGGCGGCGGCGAGCTTCGGCCTGGCGCTCCAGGCGCGCACGTTCTTCTTCTGGCTGAGCGACCACGGTCGCACAGTTCCGCTGCTGCTCACGGCGGTATTCAGAAAACAGGAAAGAGAATCCGCTCCATGAACCGGCATCGCTGCCTTTATGGACGAAGTTTACAAAGGGGTAACTGATGCCGTCTTTGCTCTGCTCCAGTCGGGAGTAGATTTCGACGCGGCCTTTGAGGCTCTTTTCCAGCGCTACCGGGAAAGCATTATTGTACGTGGTGTAGCGTTCTTTGCCGCCACGAGGATTAAGCTGGATTCTGTCAGCGCAGGCATGCCAGTTGATACCGGCCATCTGCGCCAGCTCGCTTAGCTCATCCCGTGCTGCTTCAAGCAACGAATACGGATCGCTGCTAAAGCGCTCCGCGTAGAATTCTTGTAAGGTCATTTTTTAGCCTTTCCATGCGAATTAGCATTTTTTCGGGTTGAAAAAATCCGCAGGAGCAGCCACAATAAACGCACAATCTTTCTGAAGGACGTATCTGCGTTTTCGTGGCTACTTCCTGAAAAAGGCCCGAGTTTGCCGACTCGGGTTTTTTTTCGTCTTTTTTCGGCTGCTACGGTCTGGTTCAACCCCGACAAAGTATAGATCGGATTAAACCAGAATTATAGTCAGCAATAAACCCTGTTATTGTATCATCTACCCTCAACCATGAACGATTTGATCGTACCGACTACTTGGTGCACAAATTGAAGATCACTTTTATCATGGATAACCCGTTGAGAGTTAGCACTATCAAGGTAGTAGTGCTGCTCGTCATAACGGGCTAATCGTTGAATTGTGATCTCGCCGTTATTATCACAAACCAATACATCCTCACCCGGTACAAGCGTGAGCGAGGAATCCACCAGGATAACGTCACCCGGCTGGTAGTTTCGCTGAATCTGGTTCCCGACCGTCAGTGCGTAAACGGTACTCCGTTGACTCACAAACGGCAGGAATCGCTCTGTGTTGGCAGGTTCTCCAGGCTGCCAGTCTCTATCCGGACCACTTTCTGTCGTGCCAATAACAGGAACGCGGTCTGGATCAGATTCAGTGCCATACAGTATCCATTGCACGGGCTTACGCAGGCACTTTGCCAGCGACAGCCCGATTTCCAGCGACGGCATTACGTCGCCACGTTCTAAGTTTTGGACGCCCGGAAGAGAGATTCCTACAGCTTCTGCCACTTGCTTCAGCGTCAGTTTCAGCTCTAAACGGCGTGCTTTCAGTCGTTCGCCTCGTGTTTTCATACCTTTAATCATAAATGATCTGTTTATAGCTGGCTATAATTTTTATAAATTATACCTAGCTTTAATTTTCACTTATTGATTATAATAATCTCCATGAAACCCGAAGAACTTGTGCGCCATTTCGGCGATGTGGAAAAAGCAGCGGCTGGCGTGGGTGTAACACCCGGCGCAGTCTACCAATGGCTGCATGCTGGGGAGATCCCCCCTCTACGACAAAGCGATATAGAGGTCCGTACCGCGTACAAATTAAAGAGTGATTTCACCTCTCAGCGCATGGGTAAGGAAGGGCGTAACAGTGGAACTAAATAGCATTCGGGCCTGCGTGTCCACGGCTCTGTCAGATATTCACTATCTCCAGCGCGGCATCCTTGAGGTTCAGCTGGAGCAGCTGCGTCTCGCCAGCTCTGACCGTTTCACTGACAAACCGACCAGAACGATCTGCATAGGTGACTCGGAGTCTTACGAATTGTCGGTTCCAGCCGAGCCCATTCGTTATCACGTTGGCAAATCGTTCAAACAGTCCTCAATGCTGCTAACTGAATTGGATTTCATGACTGCCAGCTGGCGGCGCGCCATTGAGCAGTTAAACAGTGAAGAAACTGCATGGCTGCATTATTGCTATGGATGCAAACCAAATTATAAAAATGATGTGATTATTTGCCAGTGGTTGTGGCTGGATTTTTTAATTGCTCATTCCAGGTCAGGCTTTAAGAAAATGAAAGCCCCCACCAAAAAAATCATGCAAAAGTTAACGTACTACGGAATACAGGAAGTTAAATCAGAAATTCTGCGTGATGTACAACGGGATGAGCAAGACCGTGACGAACATATAAGTTTTTTACTGGGTATATCTGTGGATAGCTGGCGTAAGGATTATAAAAAACGCTGGTTATTAATGAAATCACGATGCATGCAACTTAACGATACCGCGTTATTAAATGCGGCGGAGAAGCGCAGTGAAATCATCGAAAGCCATCGGGCAAGATGTGCCAACCTGCCTGTGTCAGCAGGTTATGTACAGGAAACCAGATAAGCCGGTACTCCGCTTCTCGGGTGTCCGGAAAGAGTACATCATCTGGTGCCCGACATGCGGCTATCGGACTCTCCCTGACAGCAACAGGCAATCAGTAATTACAGAATGGTATTTATCTAATCAACCGGGTAACAAACATATCGAAAAGATATGGCTTAAACGTTATCTGGAAATCAAAGAGGGTGCGACCATGGTCGCACAAGATAATGAAGAATACTCCATTTAAGCAAGGCCCTATGTCGCGCAATGAAGCGGAAGATATTTCTCGCCTTTATAAGAAAAAAGGCCATGAGGTAGTTATTGCTGATTCCATGGATTTGGATGGTACTTATTATGTTTATGTGACCCTTCCGGAATTTAGGGGAGAAGTTAAGCCATCGAAAACTTTTCAACAAAGAATGTGGGAATAAATATGGTTAACATGCATAAAAACATTCTGGCGATGATTATACATAAATGGCTGAAGAGCGATTATGTAGTCATCGATACGGAAACGACAGGGCTTGGCGAAAATGCTGAGATTATCGAAATTGCGATCATTAATATGCGCGGTGAAGTCCTGCTGGATACACTGGTGAAGCCAACCCAACCGATCCCCCCTGAAGTAACCGAAATAAACCATATTACCAACGAAATGGTCGCGGATGCACCAGCGTGGTGTGATGTGTTCCCCCTGGTACTGGCGATCATCACTCACCACAAATGGCTGGCCTGGAACTCTAGCTTCGATGCTCGCATGCTGGAACAGACGTGTTTCTTTACAGAGGTTTTCCCCGAAAAGCACCCCTATTATGCCGCATCCGTAACGTCCCGCATTCATACCAGCCATATTGACGCCAAAGCCGTTTACGACCAGTGGTATGGCGAGTTCGACGAGAAGCGCAAAGCATTCAAGCGCCAGAGCCTGACAACCGCAGCTGCGCGGCACGGTGTATCAGTGGAAGGAGCGCACCGCGCCCTGGCAGATTGCAAGATGGTTCTGGCCGTTCTGCAAAAAGTCGGCTCTCCTTCACTGTTCACCTATTACTTTGACGGGGTTGAGCGTAAGCCGCTTTACAGGCCGGTGAATTACGGCGATGACGGGCTGTATGCAGGCTCTTTTGTCTTTTGCCATGAGTGTGGCGCCCAGGGCGAAGAAATCGAGGGTTACGCCTGCGACGATTCACACGTTGAGCAGCTCGAAGCGGCAGCCCGGAGTGTCTGGTCCGATAGAAACGAGCGCCACCATGACCTGTATGTCTCCAGTCAGGAGAACAAGTCATGCGGCTGAAAATGTACACCCCAAATGGCCATGAGATTATCGACTCTTCCGAAGTCGCTCAGTTTTATCCGGATGCGGCCAGCGGCAACCAGCTAACCAAAATTGAGACGCTCTCCACCTCGGGAGAGAGAAAGTCGGTGCTGGTAAAACACTCATTCCACCAGGTTACATGCGCACTGGCCACGGCGTGGAGAATCGACGAGCAAAAGGCCGAACAACAACCCGATGGAATGTGCTGATGATTGATATTTATTCGTTTATCAAGTTAACGGCGGCAGTGATTGGAATCTGTGCTGCGTCGATGGGGTTTGCGGCATTCATCCTGTGGCAGAACCCTTTCCGTTTCATCAAGACAATGCTGGCAGTCCGGATCTTAGTTGCTTTAGTCGCGTATGCGTGGGTTCTTTATTTCATTCAGAGGTAGGGGTAATGAGTAAGTCACCAAAAGAAATGTATGCGGCCAGCGGTAGCACCACAGGAGGTTAAGCGATGGCACTAACACCAGCAGAACGGCAAAGAATCCGCCGTGAGAAGCTGAAAAAGCAAGGGACTACCAGGCGGGACTGGGTTCTGGAACCAGAGGAACTGCGCATGCTCGGTGAGATTTGCACGCAGCGCCGTCCTGGCCGAGAGCCGTATTCAGAAAATGAAGTAATTGGTCTGCTGATCCGCAAAAACTACAAAGAGCTGCAAAAGAAACTTTCCGGTTCGTGTACGCGGTGTGGGCAGGAACTTCCGGTATCTGAGTGTCTGTTCGATGGCGAGGGTACGTGCCAGCTGACCACTCTCAGATTGAAGCTGGCCATTAAAGCGTGACGGGTCACGGAGGGTTAAAAATGGATAAAAAAGCGTTACTACTCGAACGACTTCGCCAGAGAAGTGAAAGCAGTCTGGCCAGCGGAGGAGACGGTTTTATTTTCCCCTCAATGCTGGCGTTCGATATCGGTCTGAATACAAGGACAATTCGGGAAATTCTGAACAATGCTGTCAGGGATGGAACCCTGGAAAAAATGGAGCGTGGTGTTGGCCGTTCGCATAAGTACCGGACAATTCAGTAGTTTAATCAAAAAAATTGCCAAAAAATGGCTGTATCGTTTGCGGATTCTCCTGTGTTTATATACAGTATTAAATAACCTTGGTAGACTAAATGGTATACGATTCAATGACAGATGCAGCCGTATCATGTTGTGAAAAACTTGATTCCCAGCTAAGCGATCTCGATGCTGTCCTGGATATGGTGAGCACCGTTATGGCCTCACCAGAGGCCAGTCTTCATCTTCATGAGGCGGCACGTCTTCTGCGCATGTCTCGTTGCATGGTCCACAAATGCAGGGATGTTGTCGCAGTTGAGCGCAGCCGCCAGATTGGTGAATAAAAAGGGAAAGGTGAGGATATCCTCACCTTTCCCTTGTTAATTCACCGGCAGTTAAACGGTTTAATCAGTACACAGCATGTATATCAATGCTTGCGCCGCAAGCCTTAGCGTAACGAGATAATGTCTTCATGCTGGCACCGAGTGGGTTGCTTTCCAGGCGGCTAATTGCTGACGGTTGCAACCCCATACGTTCGGCCAGCGCAGACTTCGTCAGGCCAGCCTTCTCCCTCATTTCGTATAGCATTTCTACCATCGCCAACTCCTTGTCGGCTTCCTCATACCCCCGGATGGCCTCCGGGGTGTCGAGCAGCTTCTCTTTAACCTGGTTAAACGGGATGCCTTTTACTTTCATCAGTTCATCTCCTTCAGACGCGATCTGGCTATATCAATCGCTTTCGCGGGTGTTTTTTGCGTCTTCTTAACAAATGCGTGTAGTAGGTAGATTTCGTTGCCAACAGCGTAAGCGTACAACGTTCTCGCGATGTTTTTGTCCCCTACCCTTAATTCGAATAGCCCTCCGCCAATAACACGGCTGTGAGGCATTTTCAGCTTGTTTCCTTCGCTTTCCAGTCTCTCGATAAGCCGGGTCATACGACCGCGAAGCTCATCAGGTAGTTCTTGTAGCTCATCCAGCGCTGCCGGGTGGGTTATCACGTTAAACATAGTATAGCCTCCTGATGTGGAAAATATACCAAAAAGATAAGTTTCACACAATAAGCAAATTTCACTTAAAAGTGAAAAATAATGCTGGCTGTGTTCCTTGGGCAGAGTTACAGTTCGTGTCGTTGAGAGGGGAAAAGCCCATAACCGCCTGAATCAGGAGTAAATTATGAATTATCAAGGCAACGAAAAAATGCGCAAAGACGCGGCAGATATTTCCAACGAACTCTATGAGTTGTGGCAAAAAGTTAAACGTTTTGAACGTGAATACAGCTTTAACAGCAAGGACCTGACAGAGCGCCTTGCAGGCCGTCTTGTTGGCACGATGGAACCTAAACTGGCGGAACTGAATAAATTTATGGCCGATGTCGATTATCAGTTCGAAGACTAAGGGGGCGCTATGAACGCGAAAGAAATACGCCGGAACATGACCGAGGAAGCGTTAAGTATTGAGTCCGTAATGCGTGGGCATCCACGCATAAGCCTGGCAGAGCTGAGTAATGCCTGCCGGATAAGCGAGGCAACAGCAGCGTTTATCGTTGAGCAGATGGTTTGTTTTGGAATCGCACAGCGCGGCGCTTTCGGACGATACTCACTCACGAACGAGTATAAAAATGGATTTTTCTGATATCGTGCGACCACGGTCGCACGGAATAAAAACGAAAAAGGTTGGCAAAACAGCTATTTTTAGGTATCTTTTTTCTAAGTTGGGATTTTTACGCCCGACTTCCGAATAACCGCCTACGGGCGGTTTTTTTGTGCCTGAAAAAGTGGGCGCGGGACGAGTTGCAGCTCATCCCGCGGTCAACCCATGCCAGAGGTATAGGCTGAACCCAAAGCCCACCCGCGATGCGCATCGCAGGGTTAGCTTACCCAGGCAGAAACATAATAGCTATGTTAAAAACTACACAAATCAACGGCGCGCAGCTCGTTTGCGCAGATTCTCTACAATTCATTAAAACCATCCCCGATAATTCCGTAAATCTGATCGCGACTGACCCGCCCTATTTTGGGATGAAGTCGAACGACTGGGATAACCAGTGGGAAAGCGATGCGGAATTTTTGGGCTGGCTTGATGAGTTCCTGGCGGAGTTCTGGCGAATACTGGCCCCAAATGGCAGCCTGTATATGTTTACCGGTTCGCGGCTTGCATCAAAAATAGAACTGCTTACCCGCGACCGTTTCAATGTTCTGAACCACATCACCTGGGCTAAACCTAGCGGTGTATGGCGGCGGCAAAATAAAGAGAGCCAGCGTGCATTTTTCCCGGCAACAGAGCGCATCATATTTGCTGAACATTACGGCGTGTCTGGCTATGCAAAAGGCCAGTCGGGGTATGCAAGTAAATGTGCAGCGTTGAGGAAAGACGTATTTTCTCCGTTGACTGGGGCATTTGCGTCAGCCCGCCAGCAGTTGAGTATTTCAGCAGCAGACATTAACGCTGCGACAGGTAAAAAGATGTGTTCGCACTGGTTTTCAGCATCGCAATGGCAGCTGCCGGGGCTTGATGATTTCAACAAGCTACACGGTTTGTTCCAGCGGCGTGCTGAAGTCCTCGGTGTTCAATGCCCTCCGCCGTTTGATGTGGGCTATAACGAACATGAAAAACAGTATAACGACCTAAAAGCACAGTACGATGCGGTAAAAGCGCAATATGACGATCTGAAAGCTCAGTATGAAGGGCTACGCCGTCCGTTCTCGGTAACAGCAGATGTTCCCTATACGGATGTATGGGTATACCCACCGGTTCAGTATTACCCAGGGAAACACCCATGCGAAAAGCCAGCCGAAATGATGGAACATATCATCAGGAGCAGCTCGCGCCCCGGAGATGTGGTTGCTGACTTCTTCATGGGCTCAGGTAGTACGATTAAGGAAGCTCTGAAGCTGGGCCGTAAAGCGATAGGTGTTGAAATTGAAGAAGAGCGGTACCTGCAAACAGTAGAAGAAGTAAAAGAATTAGTAGAAAAAGAAGATAGCTGATCTCACTTATACAACCCGCCATTGGCGGGTTTTTTATTGGTGCCGTCCTGGCGACATCATTGCGTTTTTCGTTAATGCATTGGGCGGCGTTTCATCTGCACACAGCCTCCGCAAAAGCGAGGTAAGAGACCATGAGAATGAACGATCACTCAGGGAACATCTTCACGCAATTATTTGCGTGGCTTGGAACCATAGCGGCAGCGCTGGGTTTTACCACCCAGGACATGATTTACATGTTTTTCGGGGCTGTGGGGCTTCTAATTTCCCTCGCGTCTTTCATCAACGGACGAATTGATGCTCGACGCCGTCGCAAAGAAGATGAGAAGCGAACGGCAATGATACAGGCTTACCTGGAAGAAGTTAGTGATAAGCCTATTGAAGATCGCCCGGCAGCGGTGAGCGTAGTTGCTGATGTACTCGCTAAGGCAGGCGAATAATGGCTAACAGGGCGAAATTAAGCGCAGCGGTACTGAGTTTAATTCTTGCTGGAGCGTCAGCCCCGCAAATTCTCGACCAGTTCCTGAATGAGAAAGAGGGTAACAGCCTCACGGCGTACAAAGATGGCGGTGGCATCTGGACGATTTGTCGTGGTGCTACGAAGGTGGATGGTAAGCCGGTGCGGCAAGGTATGAAATTGACGCAGGCCAAATGCAACCAGGTGAACGCTATCGAACGCAATAAGGCGCTGGCGTGGGTTGACCGCAATATTAAGGTGCCGCTGACCGAACCTCAGAAAGCGGGGATCGCATCTTTCTGCCCATACAACATTGGCCCCGGCAAATGTTTCCCGTCGACTTTCTATAAGCGTCTCAATGCTGGAGATCGCAAAGGGGCATGCGAGGCGATCAGATGGTGGATAAAAGATGGAGGCCGCGACTGCCGACTGACAAAGGGCCAGAAGAATGGCTGCTATGGGCAGGTTGAGCGACGCGACCAGGAGAGTGCGCTTACCTGCTGGGAGATAGACCAGTGAATCCTTCCCCGTTAATCGCAGTAATAAAAGCCTGGTGGAAGCATTTTGTCGTGCTGATAGTTGTGGTCAGTGCGTTTATCGCTGGCAATGTCTGGAGTGACCGGGCATGGGAAAAAAAGTGGTCCGACCGTGATAGCGCTGAATCCTCACGTCAAGTTAATGCCCAAACTGCCGCCAGAATGATAGAGCAAGGGCGATTTATTGCCCGAGATGAGGCCGTTAAAGATGCTCAAGAACAAGCAGCTGCTGCGCGCGCTGTTTCTGCCCGTTTGTCTGGCACTGTTAGCCAGTTGCAGCAACAGGCAAGAAAACTCGCTACCCGCCTGGACGCCGCAAAGCACACCGCAGATCTTGCCGCTGCCGTCAGAGGCAAAACAGCCGGAGCCAACGCCGCAATGCTCGCCGACATGCTCGGAAGTCTTGCAGCAGAAGCTAAATATTATGCTGAACGATCTGACGAAAGCTACCGAGCAGGAATGACGTGTGAACGTATCTACAACTCGGTGAGAGAGTCAAACAACCAATCAGGAGCCTCGCGATAGCGGGGCTTTTTTATAGCTGAAATCAGCGGAGAGAAAATGGCGAAAATCAAACTGACACTGGAACAGATTAAGGCTCTGGCCAAATTCGCAGAAGAAGAAGGCCAGCCTGAATACACTATCTGTCATGGCCAAATCCCAGGCTTCGATAACTTTCCTGATTACGATGGATTGATTGCGTATTCGGGGTCAGAAGATCACAGCGTTCTGGCTCTGGAAGATAAAGGGCAGGGCGATATCTGATGAAAGTTTATATCGCTGGGCCAATGACTGGCCGTGAAAACTTTAACCGTAACGCTTTCAATAAAGAAGCGGAGCGTCTGACGCGTCATGGCCATACCGTTCTTAACCCGGCCAGCCTGCCGGATGGCCTGGAGCAGCGCGAGTTCATGGACATCTGTTTCGCGATGCTCCGCTGTGCTGACGCAATCCTGATGCTGCCAGGCTGGCAGACATCATCTGGCGCCACTGCGGAATACCATTACGCATACAAGATGGAGCTGCCGGTTTACTCGACGCTTCATTACCCACCAGTGGCCGAAGCAGCAAGCTAAAACAAACCATAAAAACGAGTGTTCCGCTTTCGTGCGACCACGGTCGCACGCTTTTCCGTTCTCATAGACATGGGCGTTGCTGCGTAACGGGTTCATTGCCCAATCTGCGCTGCGTATAGCGCTCATGTCTATGAGGATGCACCTGCCATTGAATTGATGGCCAGCTTTACTTTTCGATAAGGAAAACCCATGAAATATTTATCGTTGCAACAGGCGATGCTCGGCATGCGAGTAGTCATGACCGACGATGGTGTCATTCTGAAAAGCCCGGCAGGCAGCGCACATTACGATCTGAAGGGTCGCCGCCACACAGTTAAAGGTAATGCTGAATTCTTTCCAATGCATTTACGGGTGAAGGATAAGCGCAAACCCAAGCTCAGCAGTATGTCCATGAGTGATAAACACATAAATGTTTACGGGGATGATGGAAGGTTGCGTGTCAGAATTGGCCAGATACCTGGCGAGGAGCGGGTATACCTTGAAGACGCGAAGATTGGCGATGCCGTATTGACTACGAACTATAGCGTGAAGATGAACGTGGATTATGGTGGCAAACGGTACGCAGCTGGCATGACCCTCGGAGTTGAAGAAGGAAAGCAGCAGGTAACGTTTAAGGCTGATCGTATTAAGGTGCAGGAAGCCGCTTCATCCATCATCGAAAACGCCATGGTATTAGCCACGATGGTGACGATTAAGCTTGACGATGAGATGAAGCAGGCCGTCATTGATGCCGTGCGTGAAAGCGATTTGTTCGCATCCCTCCAGGCAAGTGTTGATGCACAAACAGCTTCAGTAGTTGGCCTGCAACAGGCGATGCACGATGCGGTAAACGATGTTCTCCGCAATGCGCTCAAGCCAGGCGGTGCGATATGGGCTCGGATGAAAAATGGGTTTTGATGCCTGTCCCAGCCCCCCGGGGTTGCATGGGTCCTTTCCGGCAATCCGGCCTGTTACGGGGCGGCGTCCGCTGGTGCTTTTGGCATTGGTCATTCACGCGGTACCAGCAAAGCAGAAGCCAAAGCCGATCAGCAGCGCACTGAAGAAAAGGCGGCAGCCACTGAAGCAGTAGCCGAACGCCGGGTAGAAGCAACGAAAGAGGCCAGCAATGTACAGCAGACTGTTAACCACTTGCCTGATAACGATGTAGATCGCGAGCTGCGGGACAACTGGACCCGTAAGGGTTGAGGTAGTGGACACGGCTTGCGACTGGGTTAAACCCATCTACGGCACAGCGCACGACTGGGATGTACTGGACCGCCAGACGAAGAAAGACATCCTGGCGCATAACAAAGCGTGGCAGGCGAACTGCCAGAAAGAAACCAGAGCCATGAAATAGCATGGCCTATGCCGGTTTTATTTGAAATATTTATCATCGCTTGTGGTGCAATTATGAAAGGCTTATTTATCCCTGGTGTGACTGAGCTTGGCGCATCATCAGATAGT